ACCTCATTAAATATCTCCTCGAATAAAATTGGTTCTGAAGGAGCCAAGGCTCTCGCTCTAAACACCTATTTAACCTCTCTGGATATCAGTGAAAATCTCATTGGTTCTGAAGGAGCCAAGGCTCTGGCTCTAAACAATCATTTAACCAAATTAAATATCAGTGAAAACAAGATTGGAAATTCAGGAGCCAAGGCACTCGCCATGAATACTTATTTGAGGTCGTTGAATATTAGTTGGAATCGTATCAAGGGCAAGGGCTTACAGAATTTCAAATCAAATACAACGTTGAACGATTTAAATATCCGCGGTAATAAGAGTGCAGACTTGAGCGCTCTTGTAAATACTCATTTGACTAGTCTAGATGCCAATCAACTACTCATTGGAGATGAAGGAGCCAAGGCTCTTTCGTTAAATACATATTTAACCATATTAAATGTAAGCCTCAATAGAATAGGAGATGAAGGAGCCAAGGCTCTTGCTCTAAACACTCATTTAACCTCGCTAAATATTGGAGACAATAAAATAGGAGATGAAGGAGCCAAGGCTTTCTCTCTAAATACAAAGTTAACTCGTTTAGATATCGATGGAAATAATATTGGGTATGAAGGAGCCAAGTCTCTGGCTCTAAATACAAAGTTAACTTGTTTGGATATCAGTACTAATCATATTTCCAGAACAACAAACGAGGCAATTGAATTGGAAAAGACTTGGAAGATGAATACGACATTAACTCATTTGAATCTTGGCGATACTATGAATTTTTGCGATATAGACGTAGAATCCTCGACGTTTGATGGTTTAGAACAAAGAAATAATGACATTCGAAAAGACTATAATGAGAACCTTGCCAAACTATTATCAGAATGGCCACTGATACCAAAAGATGTCGCCGTGTATATCATTTTCCCCTATCTAAGATTGAAGAATATAAAGATAGCAATATAAAAAATGATTTTTGTCATGATATATATTAACAGTTAACATTAGATGTCAGAGCTGGAACAAATGGATATCTACTCGAAAACAGATACGAAAGGAACTCGCCTCGATGAAATCAAAAACATTATTTCACTGGTAAAACTCTTACCAAACAAGAACTGGAACTGGAGACATTTATCATCTCGTTGTGATGTCGAGATTGAGATGATTCTTTCTCATCCAGAACTTCCTTGGAATTGGGATGAAGTATCTCGTCATCCTCATTTATTATTTTCACATCTAGACTCTCTTTCCAAGGCATTCCCAGACAAGAAATGGAACTTTTTTAATCTATCAAAGCATCACAACTTTTCCTTGACAGATATCTTTCATTATCCACAACTTCCGTGGGACGATGAAGGTCTCTCTAAAAACCCAAATATAAACATCTATATTGTAGAGAGCCATCCGGAACGAAAATGGAATTATGATTCTCTTACATATAATAGCGGAATATCTCTCTATGATATTTATAGCTTTGATAGCCCATGGAATACCGCATTATTGTCTTATAATCTTTCCATTACTCCTAAACAAATTGACCTGTATCTTGCCTCGAAAAAACAAAAAAAGATTGTATTTGACTGGAATATCATGTCTGTTCATCCCAATGTATCAATTGCATTCATCACAACCCATCCTAAACTGAAATGGAACTTTAAAAATCTCTCTCAGAATTCTAACCTCACTATTGACTTTGTATTGTCCAACAAGGATCGAGACTGGGACTGGGAAGAACTCTCTTGTCATCCCAATATTTCCTTTAAAACTATTTTAAAACATCCGGAACTACCTTGGGTATGGAATTGTGTAATGGTTAATCCATCTATTACGTTTAGTGATGTCATAAGTCATCCAGAAATTTTATGGAATTATAGACAACTTTCTCGGGCAATTACCATGTCATTTCAGGAACTATACAACAATCAACATTTGGATTGGGACTGGGAAGAATTGTCTCAGAATACAAATCTCATGTGTTCCGAAGAGAAATATGTGTTTCATGAGGAACATCAGGGAGTATATATAAAATATTGTACAGATATTATCTCTAAAGTTCAGGAACAGATTGAGGATATGATGACAGCATCTGTTTGTTTTCAAAAACCCATATCTCAAAGTATGATACAGAAATACAAAATTCTTTCCGACCTTGTTAGATATCCATTCTCTCATGACGACACAACCAGTCGTTTCAAGATGTATATGAGGAACATTAACGGCTTCTTTGTTTATTTTCATCGAGGACGATTTCAGTGGATGGCTCTCTTACTTTGGGATTCATCTTATCCTCAATCTATCAGGGAAGAATTGATAAAACAATTATATACTAAGTATGAGGAATACATTAACCCAACACTGAATGGTATTCTATTAAACATGAATGGAGAACATGATATGACTTTAATATATGATGATGAAGGGAAAAATGTATACAAGACATATCTGGATGTAGAGAAGATGGTGAGAGACATTACTACGTTTCTAAACGAGCATATCGTCGTATGAAAGTGAAATAAAATATTTTATATATATAATGACACACAATTGGTTGATATCGGGTCTGGTATTTGTACTGACCAGTTTATTTATGGCCATCTTTATAGACATTGTATGTTTCAAGTATGTATACCCGACTCTGTCCATGTCATGCGTCAATGAAATTATGGATGAACGCCAGAGAAGTATTAGAAACTTGCTCCGATATTCGAAATACTTTTCCAACGAACAACTAATTGAGCCGTATCTTTATGCCTTACATGATGCCTATTCTACAGATGAAATACATCAGGCAATACACGAGATGGGCTCTACTGAAAAAATACATCGAGTAATACATGAGCTAGATGCTCTCTTTACAAGACAACATTAGTAAACATTTTTATGAGATAATTCTCTCATAAAAAAGTATAATTACTTGTTGAGATATAGTTTTCTAAAGGATATGTACAGGACAATAAACATTATAAACTTCATCATTAGAATTACACTTGGTTTATAAACACCAAATGAATAGACCATCTTGTCGATAGCAGGAGAATACAAGAACAAAAACAATACAGCGATAAATGCCGACTCTATTGCTATATCAGTGTAGGCAGATTTTTTAACTGGTTCTTTGGGGAAAATCTGTTTCAATATATATAATTCTTCTTCAGTGGGTGGTATGGAGTTATTTACGGGCAGTGTAGATATATCGTCTCCTCCTTTGACGGACATGTCTTTTTATAAGACTTGTATTTTTATATCTTGATATTGATTTTTTCTTTCTTTTTTCTATTTCAAGACTACTTTTATAATACAAGAATGGACCATCCACCAGTAGCACCTGAGCCATCGTATCAAGAGTTCCGAAACCTACAGCGCATCTTGTCTGAAAATAACTATCTAATATCACAGGTTTTTGTAGTGGATGGAATCGGGTATGGAGTGTTGGTGGTGTCTAGAGAGACAGGAGAGTGGATGATGATTACCATTCCCAAAAAATTCTCCATCAAGATTCCTTCTCCGAGTCATGATGAATATAAAGTTATATCATTAGAACCCACTGACTTGACTGCCAAGCGAGTCAAGCCTTCTCCTCCACCAGTATCGTCAGTATATCAGCCAATATCAGGATTAATTGAGCTTGAAGACTCGGATAGATTTTCTGACCCATTAGAGGTCGACAAGTTAATGAGCCAGTATCAGAGTATTGACTTGGAAGCAGATAAAAGCGACCTATTTCGTGATCATCTCTTTCACCTACGAGATGTTCTTCACAGATTGAAAGTTTGTATCACGAATCTAAAATGTAAATTATGCATGTTGTGTTCGACTTGTTTCTGTATCATTACAAACAAGAATGATATCGACATGTATCTGGTCAAGAATTCATATCCAAAAGAAGTGATTGAAAACCAAGAGATGTATGTGTGCTGTGATTTGGAAGTCTTTTATACCAAGGCAGGTGTGATACATAACGATGTCACTAAAATCTACTCTAAACTGCGGGTGATTTTGGAAGATGCCAACACCAATCAGTTGTCTATCTTTGGAGGGAAACTTCAGCAGTTCCAGACGATACTTGCCAAGTTGGAAAATAAACACCATAAAAGAAACAAGTATATGGACAATATTATGTCACTAAAACAAATCATTACCCGAACAGACAATGAACTGAAACGCCTCGAAAAGGATATCGAATACTACTCTAAAAAGAAAAACACCAATGTCACGGACGATGTATATACATCGGCAAAGTTAGCAAAGCTGAGAGAAGAAGGGCAAAAGTTGGGGACATTTCGAAACGATGCCTTTTCAAATCTTTGTGAGTTGAATAAGGAGTATAACGACTTTATGATTGGCTTTAATAACATTCTAACTGAGAACACAACATTGCTCGACAACATTACATCTAATTTCTCATTCATTGTTCCGACTAAATAAGTATATAATTTTACATAGAGATAAGTAGGTTCTTGGTAGCTACGAACTTCTTCATGGTTCGTATGATACGAGGTCGTGTGTATTTCTCTTCAAAAAAGATGGCATCTTCTATGATGAGTGTAGCCAGATTGGTCATGTCTCCTGCCTGATTATTAAACACAGTAAATAATTTTACTTCAGCGCCAAGATCAGTCCGAGTAAAACCAAGAGTCCAACAATAATCAAGGCAATTGTAATGAGGATATTGAGAGTGGAACTTGGGGTTTCCGTAGATTTAAATTGGGGAGATTCTTGTGCTGGCGTTTCAATCACAATGATATCATCATCAGAATCATCGATATAAATTGGAACACCATACTCGCTGGGATAATAATATCGATTCCAATTATCAAGATAGTATTGCCTCTGTGGGAAGCGACGACTACGGAACGGATGTGGTCTTGGGGAAGGACGAGGGGACATTGGTCTTGGGGAAGGACGAGGGGACATTGGTCTTGGGGAAGGACGAGGGGACATTGGTCTTGGGGAAGGACGAGGGGACATCGGACGAGGAGATCGTCCTCCTGACATACGAAAGGGTGGCATTATTATTCCGACAAGATAAAAAAGATAAAAGAAAAAATGATATTACAACACACTCATAATACAAGTCAAAAAATGGATCTCAACTATCTGCGGAACAAAACCTACACAGAGAAATTATCTTATGTATGTGAATCATGTGGGAACCGACGCTACACTGAAACGCTCAATCCGAATACAATAATCTTTATAAAGAATCCTCTTTTAAAAGTGTTATTTAGACGGATTGATTGTCTCTTTCGCCGATGTCTCGTTCCTTTACGAACACCGCTCAATATTACCCATGCGTGAATGATTGTCGTTCCCCCGTAGTAGCACCACGGATCGGATGGGTAAATCATGTTCCAATAAACACTGCTTTACCAATCCTAAATGTTTTAGATACATATTCTTTGCTGCATTGACGTCTCGATCCATAATCGCTCCACATTTTGGATTAGGGCAGACAAAGATTTTCTTCTTTTTAATGTTGTGGTTGAGTGTCCCACA